CAGCCAATGGCTATTTTTTTTTAATTATTATTCTGCTTTACGCGGGCTTACCGCTATTAACGCTACTTCAAAACTAACCTTGTTTGCTTCTGCATACTGGAAAGCTTTTTCGGTCAAGTCTTCGTTAGTAACCGTTACGCCGTCTTCAACATCTTTTTCGGATAATTCGATTTTAGTTCCTCTTGACACGGATTGGTCTCCTTTTTCTCCGCCCGCTCCTCTTGAGTTTTCCTCAAAACTAATTTTAGGCAGACCGTCAATGATTTTCATTAAAGCGTCATTAGCGGACATTTCAACGTCTTTCCCGTCTTCGCTGAACTTTACGATTTCGGGATTCGCCATTAAAATAGCCCTAATTTTAGCTTCGTTTTTAGGCAGAATCTTACCTTCCTTTTTCTTTGCTTCGATAAAGACCTCGATTTCAGCTTTACGTTTTTCGCTAAGCTGTGTCTTTTCTTTTTCTGTCAGTTCGCTGACCTTTTTCTCGGATGCCTGAAGTTTTACTTCGGCGTCGTCTGCTTTCTTTTTCAGGGTATCACGTTCCGTAGTCAATGTCGTAACCTGACTTGTCAACTGCTCCACCTGTTTCTGAAGTTCTTCCAATTTCTCCATTTCTTTTTCATCTCCTTTTGTAAGATTTAGTTCTTTCTCTAAATCTTCTCTATTAAATACTATTGTTTCAAAGTTTTCATCATACAAGGCTTGGACACTTGCAAGACCTTTTACTTCCGGGATGTCTGCTCCCAATAATGCTACTCCGCCTAACACTTTTCCAAGCAATTTATTTGAAATCTTATCCTTGACATTCAAATAAATCTCGGAGCTTATCTCTTTATATGCCTTTTTCTTAATCAGGTCATACACTTTCTTCGGGACATCGGAAATATCTGCAATAAGCTTTCCGGCTTCGGCTTTTAAATTCTGTATCCATCCAATTGCAGGCATACCATCTTTAATTGCTAAAGCATTACTATGTCCCAATTTAAATGGCGGCTTTAATTTACCTTTTAAAGCATTAAAATTATCAACTATCTCATTTAAATCTTTGTTTTCGTAAAGCTTTCCGTGCCAAGTCCCGATTGCAAATATTTCAACGTTTTTTAAATCAGCCGTTCCATTGTCTTCGTCAAAAACATTCAATTCTTCAACTGAATATTCCCTCAACTCTGGCGTAGGTTGGCTAAACTGGTTGTAATGTCCGAATAAATGGTCATATACCCCTTTCTTGTCGTAATAGGATATATCTGACCCTGCCTTCATAGATAAAAGAACTTTCATTGCCTGTTTAACACCGTTCCAGTTTACTTTAAACTCTCCTCCTGCCTTATGGTGTATCAATTTATAAGAAGACTTAATGTCGGGATTATTACTGTCATACCAAGCCGACATTTTTTCAAGGTCATTAATTCCTGCCTTTTCGACCTCTGTTTGTTCGTCAAATGGAGCACTAATTTCTTCTGTCGTTGTTCCCCAGTAGGGACTTGCAGAAAATTTCGTTTCTTTCCGCTCAAAAAACAACTTTAAAATGCCTTTACTTGATACCATTTCTATTGCTATTTCTTTTTTGACATCAAAGAATTTCATAACGTAGATTAAATCGCTCGCTTTATATTTCCCTTTCATAGCGTTATCGCTTAATCCAATACGTTTGAAATCTATCCCATTATAAATCAATTCATCAAATAACTGCTGATTTTCAATATTTGCCAGCACTTTCAAATCCTTGTCTTCTATACCCTCTATTTTCTTTTTTATCGCAGCACAGTAAGCTCCCGGATTTTCCTTGTCCTGATTTTGTTTTACGCAGTCATCGAAATCTTTATATTTTCCAAACGGCATATTTAATTCACCCCCTCTTGAACCGCTTCTTTTTCTAATAATTTTTTCTTCATTTCTTCGTTATAGTTCCCTTGAATTATTAATAATAAATGCTGCCCGTTTGATTCGTTATTTACCCCTTCATTCCAGCCAAATAAAATATATCGTTTGCGGGCAATCTCGTTCATTTTACTTTCTAATTCAGTCCTGTCTTTTACTGATACGTTCGGCAATCCGTGTTTTTTGTTTATCCCGATTATTTTCTCGTCAAATGTTCCCGAATTACTTCCTATAAAAATAATCATATTCTTGTCGCCAAACAATACTTCCTGTTCAATCTTTCCCGAACAATATAGGCATATCTTTGGGTCATCTGTCGGTATCATTTTCTTTCTCCTTTTTCATCACAGTCTAAACAAATTAAAACCTTCTCTCCTTTTTGGTTATAAGTATATTTTAATGTTATTCCCCGGATTTTTCTATCTGGATAATTATATCTCAATCCGCTGCTTCGTTTACAAATAGAGCAAGATAGGAATCCTTTTTTTATCTGCTCATCGTGAAAATGTTTTACATCTCTCGAATTGTCGATTGCCGCCTCGTTACTCATTTTTTAAAATCCTCCGGTATTAATTCATATGCAGATTGTAATTCATCATCTGAACTTAACTCGTATTCCTCATCCATCATAATAGGAATTAATATCGTCCTGCAATTAAAGTGTAAAGGTGCTCTAAATTTTAATGCCCATTCGCTGTCCGTTAAGAATATCAATCCGTCTGCTCTTCTGCAAGTCTCCGTTGTCGAATCATCCATAATTGCAGAAACCTGTAAAGCCGGAACTTCAGTTTTCATTTCCAAATAATCGTTGTAAGCTCCCAGATTGTATGCGTCATTGTAGTTTGTTCTTATCGTAGTCATTAATCTTGCCGGAGTAAGCTCTTCATCTAAATAATCTTTTAAAGCATTTTTTAAATCCTCTACTGCATCCTTGTTTGACTTACCGCTTTCTAAGCTCTTATATAAATTCATCTTTACTTCTTTTAAAACGTTATCTTTGTGAATCCCGGCTAATGTAAATGCTTTTTGCTCTAATATATCTAATGCTTTCTTTGGTTTCAATTTCCAATCAACTCCGGTCTTTGCCATACTGGCTTTACCAATTAAATCCTGTGCGTCCGCACTTCCCTGTTCATATCCTAACTCCAATAAGTCAAATAACCTGTTTTTAAATGCTCCGAGATTTTCAATCTGTAGTTTTTCAACTGCCTTTGCATCTTTCTTTTCCAGTATTTCTTTCTTTTTTATAACATCAATTAAATCGTCTATCTCTAATTTTGTAAGCGTTTTCAGTTTTTCAAATGCCTCTTGTTCCGTATCGTTAAACTTGGATTTTAAAGCCTTAAAATCTATTTTCTTTTCGTGTGAAGTAAGTTCCCGGAATGAGATAAAACTCTGGTTTGGCGGGTAAGGTACTGCTTCTTTCTTTCCCAATATAATCCCTTCCGGGACTGCCGGGAGATTCAAATATTCTCTAATCCAAGATTCGTTTTCGTTTACTAATCCTGCTCCTACTAATGCCGTTATCGCACTTGCCCTGTTTGCTGTATTATCTTCTGATAAACTTCCCAATTTGAATTTCGGATAACCTTCTACTTCCCAATTGTAATCTATTAACGGCTTAATTAACTGTTCTCCGATTATATTTTCCTCTATCTCTTTTGCCAGTTTTCCTAATACCCACATAAATACGTCAAATTGTTTTCTGCCTAACGAATAGCTACCTCTTACCGCGGTCGTTGAAAATCCCATTAAATCAGGACACATTATACCTCTTGCAATCATTAAATCGTATTTTTCAAGGGCATTTGAAAATTCTATCCCACTCCTACTGCTTTCCAAGAATTCAATTTTTATGCTTTCGCCTTTTCTGATTGTTGATTTAAATTGTATGTTCTTTAAAATGGCGTCAATCCTATTTAAATCCTCATCTTCTAATCCTTCTGGATGCGTTGCGACTGCTATCGGTATTCCGGCTCTTTCCAAATATATCATCCAAGCTTTAAATACTATTTTCTTTGCCAGCCAAGCCCGAAATATGTTTCTTAAATCACTATTGCCGTAAGGATTATCAAATTCCGAATCGTGGCTATATATGATAAACTTTTCAACTGGTAATCTTAGAATATTTCCGTAAAAACCTTTCTGTTGTAGTAAACCGTCTTCTTTTAGGTTATCAAATTCATCTAAATCGAAATTAAAATTAAATGGCTGCCTTGTTTTTAATTTATTTAATCCTATTTTGCCTGCGTATTGACCTTTTTCAATTATTTTATATACTTTTTCTGTTACGGAATATCCAAAATCTAATGCGGTAAGTATCTGTAAGATTGAATTTTCTATTGTTCCTTTTAAATTATTTAATTCCTGTCTTATAAAATCAGCTCTCTCTATGTCTTCGGGATTTTTTTCGTCAAACGGTTGCACAGACCATCCGCTCGATATTAAGGCATATTTTTTTAGCTTTATTACCGCCTTGACCTGTTCGTCCCCTTCTCTCATCTCACTGTAAATAGCTAAACCTTTTTTGCCAACTAAATCGTCGGGGTTTTCGTAATACTGGGCATATTTTGAGAACTGCGTGCTTAAACTCGAACTGATTTCTTTTACTAATTGGTCAGTTGATAATTTCTTGGCGGGTAATTCTTGGAAACTGATTGTTCGGTTCAAGACTGGAATTCTGAATTTCATATTTTCCTCATAAAAAAAGACATATAATATAGAAACATTATTTCTATACTATATGCCCTTTGGTCTTTCCAATCAGGATTGGCTCTCGCCTATTTAATTAACATTACATTCTTTTGTTTTCTTAATTTGCAATTCCACATCTATGAAAATACCGTCGGAAAATGAAATTACTAATTTCCCGAAATATTTCTTTTCCGCAATCTCTTGAAGTAGTTTTACAATCCCTTTAATCGTGGCTATCATATACTACCAATAGACAGGATTGCCTTATTAAATATATATATAGCAGAATAGTTTAATCCTGTCAAGTCCTTTCTTTTTCTTTTCGTCTTAAAATATTTTTTCAAATCCACTTTTCACCTTGTCTTTAATCCAGTCCGTAAACTTTTGTTTGTCTTTCCAGCTTTGTTTATTTAAAAATCTATCCACGTCTTTTATAATCAAACATTCTTTTGTTTTAGGACATAATATTTTCGGAAGTATAAAACAAGTTCTGTTCTTATTCCACGTTTCGCATCTTCCCATAAGTTGATAAAGTTTCTCCGTAAATTCTTGCCCGTCAAGCATTTAAATTTACTCCTTTTTTGTCTAAATATTCTTTCAACTTAATATTTCTTGTTTTGCTAAACTTCGTCCCGTCCCAATATTTATTTTCAATTTCGACATAATGTCTGCATAGATTTTTAGCATCGCCTAATCTGCAAACATTTTTACCTGTAACTAATGAATCTGCATTACAGTATGGATAATTCCACAATGGACAAACTTTTAAATTATCCCATAACCATTTTGGATACTTGAACATTAAAAATAATAAAAAATTCATTTTTTTAACTCCTCTTTTTCGGGTAATAGTTTTATATTACCCACCTATTTTAAATTGAAATTTCGATGTCTGTGCGATTGATTATTTTGATTCTTTCGGCGGAAACGCTTTATCTGCGTTTTCTATCGCCTCTTTAGTTTGTTCACTTGTCTTACTCCAATAATCAAACAATCCTTCAGTTCCATATAGTTTTTCAATTAACCAATACTGTATTTGCCTTACTAAAGTTTTGAATATCGCTCCCCAGAAAAAACTCGCCGGATACCATTGCTGGTAAACCTGACCGTCATCTTTATGGATTTCAATTGACATTATAAATTTGCCCACCTTCCCGTCTTCCGACTTTGTCAATTTTGAACTCCATAAAGCTAAACCTCTTTTGTAAACTTTAATCGTGTTTAATTCCATTTTAATTCTCCTTTCTTTTTAAACTTAATTCGGCTGTAAAGAATTTCAAACTGGAAAACTTCTTCTTTAGTCAGCTATCTTGCTTTAGCCAATTTCGGAAATCGGCTGGAAGCAAATCACGTCCCCACGTGTCCAGTTTAACTATCTTTCTCAAGATACAGCCGAATTTATCTAATATCATCGTATGCACTCTTAACTTCTTCATCTCTGTTTGCGGATATTTCGATTCCTTTTCTTGTCTCGCTGCCGCTAATTTTTACTTTTGTTATAATATCAGGTTCTAATACGGTATGAAAAACCGACCCTGCTAATGCGTCTGACATATCTTTACTTCCTTTCGGTCTATGGTCAATTTTCAATTTATGCCTTTCCAATTCACTTAATTCTTTGTATAACCATTCTGTCGGACTTTCGCATAATATTTTTATCTTGTCCCAATCTGCCATAGGTAATTGAATTCTAAAACTATAGATTACTTCTTTTAAAGTATCGTAAACCGAGCTGTCCTTGTCAACGCTTAATTGCTCAACGTCAAATCTTAAATTACGAAGTATCTGTAAACTATCCTCGCTTGCAAATCCGTCATATGAGATTTTACCTACCCTTCCGCCCCTGTCTCTGAATGTTATAACTATCTGCCTCATATCGCTTAACAATACCGGGGCTTGTGGGCTACCTTGTTTCCTGTAAATTAAAACAGGTTTTATGATTCCATTTTCTTTGTAAGTTCCGCAACATCCCGCCGCTGTCCCGGTTATGCCTAAATCGAAATGCCAATTTACCTTAGCTTTAGGTATGATGACTTTTTCCCAGTCAATTGTTTCGTTGAAAACTGGATTGATTATTTCGTTATTCATTATTTTGTTTAATGCAGTTTTCGGGTCAATTATAAATGGACTAATAGTTTCACTTGGAATAGCCAAAGCGTCTCTTTTAAAACTATCTGGATTTTTAACCGCCGTTTCATACATCTCTTTTGGTATCAATCTTCCTTCCCAATTAATTAAATCTTTTGTAAATAACCAGTATTTCATTTCAAATATGGTTTTTCTAACTCCAAAAACGTCCTTGCTTTCAACTAATTTCTCGCAGTATGTATCCGGGTAACTTGGATTCGTAATTAAAACAATTTTCCAATTCCAATCGTCCCCGTATCTGTTTCCTATCCGTTTTTCAAGTGTTTCAAATAAATCTTTTACATAGTCTTTTGATATTGACATTTCCCACCAAGCTACTTCATCCATTATAACCACAACCAGATTATATCCAAATGGATTACTTTCGCTTGAATTTCCCGGAATTATAAATATATTCTTGCTAAATTCCAATTCGCTTCTTTTGTCCGGGTTTGGCTTATAGAAATTTTGAAACCAATAACTATAATCAATTCTTGCTTTAATTTCTCCAAATACGACTTTCTTTGCCTGCTGTCCGTTTTGGCTCACATTCATAATCGCTATATTACTGCCACTGGCTAATTTCAATCTTTTATGCGGTTCTTTGTAACATAACAGCTGATGGACTTCGTGGGTAGCTATAATCCCGGATAAATAACTCTTTCCAGCTCCCGGCGGCAATATGAACATCCCAATATGTTTCTTGGATTCGTAGAATTCAACTAATAAGTCTAAAACAGTGTCCCAACATTCATCTTTTGCATTTAAATAAAATTCGGATTGAACGAATTCTTGAATATTCTTGGCGGGCTTACATTCAAACTCTGGATTCTTAATAACCCATAGATTATTTAAAATAGTCTTTTTTTCAACTGGTTTCAATTTTTTAATATTTTCAATTAAATTAGATTCTTGTTCTTCCATAATTCAAATCCTTCAAATTCTTAATTTTAATAGTCAAATCCAATCTTCGGATATTGCGTTAAGGAAATCTTCTTAAAACTTAAAATACGCCGTCTTTTATGGCTTCTCGGTTGCTTCTGCTTTGGCTTGTTCGCTGTTTTCTGGATTCTGCTCATTTGAAACCGTTGCCTCGCTTTCAAGTGCGTCAATTATTTTATCCAAATTCCCGGACTTGGCTATTTCTGCTGTTAGATTCATAATGTTTTGATTTACGTTGACAATTGGCTGTTTGTCAATTTTATAACTGTCAACTATGTTTTCTTCAAGTAATTTAATTAAAATAGTCAATGCCTTGTCCTGAATACCGCCATCTAAATTTTCAAAATATAGGTTCATCCCTATTCTCGAAGCTTGAATTTCCCTTAACCTGTCCAGCATTTCAAGTAACTGGTCTTTATCTCTTGTTTTCGCCAAGGGTATCCATTTTGCAAAGTCTTCCCGGATAGCACAAACGATAGTCTGCCCTTCTTCCGGTTTCAAATAATACGGACATCTTAAACCAGCGTAACAATTATGTAAAACTATGCCATTACAAACAAAACTATGGTCGTTTTCAACGCTTATATCATAAACTTGGTCTTGTCCGGTTACCTGAAATCTATTTTTCTTGAATGAGTTTCTTATAAACTTATCAGCCTGTTTAATTTTCAATAATTCAATATTCTTCTTTTGTGCATATATTCCAATTTCATTCTTAAATATTTCAATTGAATTTCTTCTAATACTTAAACACCATAATTCTTGACTATTTTCTATTCTGTTAGGATTACCTGCTTCATATTGTCTATAAATATTTGTCAATATTCCATAATTAGCTAATAAAATTTGAATCTGACTTAAAAACAATCTGGATTTAATATACAAAGCCACCCATTTCTTTTGACTATTTACATATCCATCACAACTGAATAATCCTGATATAAAACCAGAAACGCATTTCTTGCTCATTCGGAACATCTTGTCTGGGACTTGAATTTCTTTTTTATTAACTCCGAATTCAACTAAATGATTTAGAAAAACGTTCCCTCTAAATGAAACTTTGTTCATACTGCCGATTCTATGAATATTGATTTCTTTT